TCTATAGCCCTGTGATCATCAAGGTGTCATCATAAAACCTATCCTCGCTCATGACTGTGGTAACCTTCGTCATCCCCTTCCATTCTAGGTAGCTGTCATAATATCCTTTCTCATCCTCTGCAAGGTCTGGAACAAAACCTAGAAAGTCCATGTGAATGGCCTCGTGAACGTTAGTCCCAATCCTCACTTTGTTTTCTAGAACCTCTGGAGGAATCATATCAAACATCCCAGGGACAGACACTATCTCTGATACCCTAGTATACCCTTCCTTTATCTTCTCCACATCCTACCTCGAGCTTTTGTATTGCACATAGCATATACCATATGATCAATAAATCACAACCCATATTTCTAAAAATAATGAAAAAACCCATTGTGTAAAAAACAGGTATAACATATTTGTAAGCAAAACAAATGTTGAGGGGAAGATGTTTACTCTTGAGATAAATGGCCCTCCAATCCCTTGGAAGAGGCCAGGTGTTAGAAGGTTTAGTCTAAAGGAAGAAGTCAAGACTATAGTCTATGATAGACAGAAGAGGGAGAAGGAGCTGGTGAGATGGCAGCTTAACTCTCAATTCCAGCGGCCTATTTTGACTGTCCCATTGTTAGTAGGGATTGTCTTTAAAATGGCTATCCCCAAGTCCACTAGCAAGATCATGAAGGCTCAGATGCTAGAGGGGAAGATCATCCACCATATGAAGAAGCCTGACATAGACAATCTAACCAAGTTTATCCTGGACTGTATGAACCAGTTGATATTTACAGACGACGCCCAGATCTGCACTCTCTATGCCAAGAAGATCTACTCCATCACTCCAGGGACAGAAGTAAGGATAAAGCCTTATACAATGAATGATAGCCAAGAATTATTTAACAAAGAAACAAATGAAATAGAAGAAGAGTTTGAAGATGAGGATACTATACGAGGAGATAGACGGGGGGAATTACATAGAGTCAGTAATAACTCGAAAAGAATTAAGTTTACTACAGGAGAAGAAACCAATTGATGGGATATTTGAAATTGGGGATCAAGTGTACAGCATGGGGATAAGGACAATAACACAGGAGGAAGAGAATGCCACTAAAACAGGGAAAAAGCAGAAAAATAATCAGTAGGAACATTAGCGAGATGGTCAAGGCTGGCCATCCACAAGATCAGGCGGTCGCGGCTGCCCTGTCAAATGCTAGGGGTGGGAAGAAGGACAAAAAGGGGAAGAAATGAAGAGAACGTCAGATATTAAAGGGGTAATGAAGAGGCAGAGGATGTACTCAACCCTGGCCAGGCGGGAGGGGCAATACGCCTTGAAGAAGGAGAAGGAAGAGGTAGGTGAAGGGGCTCCAGAGATGGCAAAGGATAGCAAGAGAGAGGCAAAGATAGCGTTTGTCTTTGCTAAGAAGAGAAAAGAAATTGCTAACAATGAAGAGAAAAAACTTAGAAAACCATTAAAGAAGAGAGTGAAGAAATGACATACAATTCAGGGACATCGAATGAAAGACCTCAGCAATCTATTGAAAAATCAGCTGGGTTTGGAAGTTGGAGCCTTAAAGAGCAGGCAGAGTGCCAGAAGAAAATGGCTGTCTCATTAGANAATATTGACAACTCCCTTCGAANAATAGCTTCATCAATACTATCTAGCCAAAAAAAAGTTGATGTAAGTGGAAATGTNCCNCCCCAGGTGACAGACGAGATCCCTTTCTAGACGAGGAGCTAGAGGAGATTTTTGTTGAGACTTCAGGGGCTGGAGAGATGGACTTTTTTGAAAAATTAGCTAATGAAATAGATGAGGAAGGAGAAAGACAGAAAATGGCAATAGAAAGTGTTGAGAAAAAGTATATGTATGTATGGGCCTCAACTGATGATAAAGGGGCAGGGGCTACATTTGTAAGGATTGATAAGCTTTTTGATATGAAGGTGCATGAAGGGATCGATAGATATGATGATTTGAAATGGAAACAAACACAACTTAACTTGCAAGAACCCCCTAAACTTTGCCAGAAAGTGGTAAAGATAGAGCAGAAAGAGAGCGAAATTGATGAGAAATCGACAAATCTAAAAGAAAAACGCACAAGGGGGAATAAGCTTACTGGTGGCCTGGGGACAAAATGTTTTAGAAAGTATGAAAAATTTTTTAAAGACAAGATTGTTTTAGATGCTAGATCTTCCATTAATACGGAAGAGATTTCAAACGCTTGGGTAGAGTGGAATTCAATACCGAAAAACTGGGACATTTGTCCGTCAAAAGTGAGTTCTAAAAATTGCGCGCGAACATTGATCAACGTCGTTAATCGCCTACATCCTAATGCTCTCCGAAGGACATACATGACAAATAAGAATACTGAAAAATATTATAAAGTTCAGTATTACGGCATGAGACTTAAGACCAAAGAGGAGCTTGATCAATGAAATTATTCAATAGATTTAAGAAAAAGACTAAAGAGCCAGAAGATGCTTCACAAGACGAGATTGACAAGTTAGAAGAGGAGTTCGGCTATGAGGAGTTAGTTTCTAAGACAACATTGAAAATCCCCACTCCCCCTAAGAACGCCTGTTGGGTTATCTCTTATAGACTAGGGACGTCAGAGGAGAAAGAGGTCGTGAAGAAGACCTGCCAGTATAGGACAGGGAGATGCTATAGACACTGTTCTAACAAAGTTCTTCATACCTTCCATGGGATGGTCTCTCTTTTCATAAAATCTAGGCTTCTTCTTAGGAGAGACGCAGCTACAGAGAGCCAGGCGATATATGACGAGTATGTGGAGTGGTGTGAAAAAAGTGGGAAGGAGATTCCAGTAAAAGATAAGGGCCATTTTTTTGCAGAGTTTAACCATATCTTGAGAGAGCTTGTAAAATCTAGTGTATACAAGGGAACTCTTGACGGTAGGCAATGCTATAGAGGGGTGGCCTTGAAGAGCTGCTACTTTGAGAAAATCTGATGGAAGACGACCTGTCAGCAAAACAGTTGGAGTCTTTGAGGGACTCCAACGCCAGGATTAATATTTGGGAGGGAGCAGTTAGGTCTGGGAAGACTTACGTCAGTCTATGGCGATGGCTCAAGGAACTCACATATGGCCCTCCTGGCGAGTATTGTGTGATCACTAGGACATATGACACCTTCAAGAGAAATATCTTGCCACAGCTCACTAGAATGATAGGGGTGGATGTTAGGTATTACTCAGGCAAGAGGGAGATGGTAATTTTCAATAAAGTTATTCACATCGTTGGGGCAGATGATGAAAGATCAGAAAGTAAAATTCGAGGGAGTACCTTCCAGGGGGCTTATGTAGATGAGACCTCAATCATTCCTGAGAGTGTGTTTAGAATGCTCATCTCTCGATGTTGCATGGCTGGCGCTAGAATTTTCTCAACAACTAATCCAGACTCCCCCTACCATTGGCTCAAGAAGGATTTCTTGACAGACAACCCAGACGTTCTCAGTTGGAAGTTTACATTGGATGACAACCCCAAGCTAACAAATGATGAGAAGGAGTATCTGAGAAGGCAGTATAAGGGGATTTGGTTTCAAAGATTTATAGAAGGTCGCTGGGTACAGGCTGAGGGAGCTATATACGACTTTTTTGATGATGACCTCCATGTTATAAGCTTCCCGCCTGGAGGAGCAGAGTATTATATTGTCGGGGTCGACTACGGGACGACGAACCCTTGCGCCTTCTGTCTAATAGGGATAAATAGATCCAGATATCCTAATATGTGGGTAGAGGAAGTATATTATTGGGATAGTAAGGCCAGACAGCGACAGAAGACAGACTCAGAGTATGCAGCAGACCTAGCGAAGTTTATTGATGGAAAACACGTCAAGGCTATCTACGTAGACCCTAGCGCAGCGTCGTTTAAGCTTGAGCTTCATAGATCAGGGATTCAAAATATATATGATGCTCAGAATGAGGTTATAGACGGGATTAGGCTGGTGTCTAAATTGATGTCTAATGGCACCCTCAAGGTCTGCCGAAATTGTGAGGCAATCATAAAGGAATTTAGAGGGTATGTCTGGGACTCGAAGTGCATGAAAACAGGGGTGACCGTCCTCTTAAAGAGAACGACCATTGTTTGGACAGCTTACGCTACGCTATATTTTCTCACTTTTTTGGGAAAGAAGGAGTAAAGAGCATGACCCCACAGGATATTGAAAGAAACTACGCTGAGGCTATGGGGGACAACTCCCTGCCAGCTCCATTTAGGGACATGCCGACAGGGGGGTATGGCTCTAGGTATTAGCAGTTTTC